GCTGCATATCACTTTGATGCTGTTAAATTTGGACAATGGTTGAAAAAAAATTATTGCCTTCCTAAAGGTGTAGAACTTATTTCATCTTCTGTAAAGAATGCTATCGTAGGTGCAGATGGAGTAGAATCATTAATTCTCGAAGATGGTACAGAGCATTCTGCTGACATGTATCTTGATTGCACAGGATTTAAAAGTATGCTGTTAGCAGGTGCTTTAAATGAGGAGTTTGTTTCTTATAGAGATGTTGTTCCTAACAACAGAGCATGGGCAACTAGATTACCTTATACAGATAAAGAAAAACAATTAGAACCATTTACTAATGGAACTGCTTTATCATCTGGTTGGGTATGGAATATTCCTTTGTGGAGTAGAATTGGAACAGGTTATGTGTATAGTGATGATCACATCACACCAGAGGATGCGTTAAAAGAATTCCAAGAACACATAGGAAGAGATGATCTTGAGTTTAGAGATATCAAAATGCGTATTGGAATTCACAAAAACGTGTGGAGTAAAAATGTAGTTGGTATTGGTCTAGCAGGAGGTTTTATTGAACCTTTAGAAAGCAATGGATTATTTACTGTACATGAGTTTCTACTCAAACTGACAAAATCTATTTCCAAACCTTTTGTAAACCAATTAGATAGAGACATTTTTAACATGTCTGTCCGTGATATATTTGATACATTTGCTACTTTTGTAGGTCTTCACTATAGACTTAGTTCTAGAAACGATAGTCCTTATTGGAGAGATATTACAGAGAGATCTAATCTATGCGAAGAAATTTTAAAAATTCCCCAAATGCAAACAGATTTTAGACATCTAGCAGTAGCAAAAATGATTGATGATAAATTCTGTAACGGAGGACAACCTTATATTGCTACAGGTATGCATTATCCAATTGCAGATGAATCAACAATTTGTGCATGGGGATATCATAATGAGGTAAACTATAAAAAAATAGCACAGGAATCTGCGTTACGATTCTCTAGAAGAAAACATTTATGGCAATGTGTGGCGGACATTGCTCCAACATTGTATGCACATTTGGCAGATAAATATGAATATGAGGTAAATTAATTATGGCATATGAAGCGATGTGGTATCAATCACATTTACCAGATGAGTTAATTGATCCATTGGTATCAACTTTAGAACAATCTGATAATTTTATTGATTCGGAAACTAAAGGTGGATTAGCATTAGCAGTTAGAGATAGTTCAAACCAATGGATTCCTGATACTCATTGGATTTGTGGATTGTTATGGCATTATGTTACTCTGGCAAACGATAGTAATTTTGGTTATGACATTAAAGAATTTGATCATAATTCAATACAATATACTAGATACAAAACTGGTCAATATTATGGATGGCATAAAGATGACGGAGTGGGAAGTATAATTTCTCCTGATCCTAAGCACCCAGTTGAATCTTTTATTGATAGAAATACTAAACAGATTAGAAAATTGTCTGTAGTTGTCCAGTTATCTTCACATGAAGATTACACTGGCGGAGAATTTCAAATGCTAGAAGATCAAAATAAAACTTTTTTTGCACCAAAAACAAAAGGAACTATTATTATTTTTGATAGTAGACTTCCTCATAGAGCTAAAAAAGTATTGTCTGGTGAAAGACGATCTTTAGTTGCTTGGGTAACTGGACCCCAGTGGAGATGAGTATGAATTGGAATGATTGGTCTGTTATTGTAGTAAAAAATATTATAAATCCTGTATTTTTATTTGAACCTGTTCCTTGGGAACGAGGACAATATAGTTATGAGTCCAAGGGAAATGTTATTCATGTTCCTGATGAAGGACAAGTTAGTGGTAGTTTGTCTAGATATAATCACCCAAAATTTAGGCAATTGCATTTTGATGTAAAATCTAAAATAGAAAATGTAATTAATGATCCTCTGTATCCAACATACTTTTATGATAGATTTTATTTTAAAAAACAACTACTAGAAAAACATGTGGATAGACCTGCATGTGAAGTAAGCATCTCTATTAATTGCTCGCATAATTTAGATTATGACTGGCCAATATGGTTTACAACTCCAGATGGAGATGATATCCCGTTGATTACAAATCCTGGCGATGGGGTAATTTACAAAGGATGTGAACGACCTCATTGGAGAGAACCAATGGAAGGAAATTCAGAATCATACTATCATCAAATGTTCATGCACTACGTGCGTAGAGATGGTCCTCATCTAGAACATGCACATGATAGATGTAATACTATAAATAGAGTATAGCAAAAAGTCTTGACAGAACATGTCCGAAATTAATGTTGGTGATTTAAACGTATCTACCGAATTTAACTTACCCCTTTATAATAGTTCTAACAGACCCGTGAATCCTGCTACAGGATTCATGATATTTAATACTACCGAAAATAAATTGCAGGTATGGACTGGATCTCAATGGAAGAGTTTTGGTCAACAAAATTATGATATTAGTGCAACTGGCAGCGTAGTTACTAACGATTTAACTGGTGACTATAACGGATACAGAGTTCATAGGTTTACTGGGGATGGAACTATAACAGTCAACCAAAGTAATCAAGATGGTGGTGTAGAATTTCTACTAATCGCTGGGGGAGGCGGTGGTGGTGGCGTCATCGGCGGTGGTGGTGGTGCTGGTGGTGTAATCTATAGAAGAGAACTTTATCTAGCACCAGGTACTTATAATATTTCCATTGGTGGTGGTGGCGCAGGAGGAACTGGATGGAATAGTCCACAGCAAGAAGGTCGCGCAGGGACTCCATCTGTATTTACCGATAATGCTGGATTTAGTTATGAAGCAGTAGGCGGTGGTGGAGGTTGTGGTCATGGCGGTGCTACACCAAATAGAATTGCTGGTCAAGGTGGTTCTGGTGGTGGTTCTGCTAATATCTCTAGAAGAGGTGGCAATGCAATTGGTAAAAACTTCGGACCTCAAGCAACAGATAAAGCACATGATATCAGATCTGTGTACTTGAGTAGTAACGATGCTATGGCTGATGGTGATGCACTTGGTAGAAGTGCTCAAAGTTGGGATGCCATCGAAACATCAACTAATGAACACCAAGGAGTTCAAGGAAACGCTGGTGGTATCTGGGGTGATGGAGACGCTGGCGCTGGTGGTGGTGGATTTGGCACTAATGGTGGCAATGGTGGTGCTCCCAGAGATACTGGTGGCGAAGGTGGGCACGGAGGATACTTTGATATCAGTGGATCAATGGTTGGTTATGCTGGCGGTGGTGGTGGCGGTGTCCGAGGCACAGGTCGCCGTCGTGGCACAAAAGCAGGTGACTATGGTGGAGGAGATGGAGGCAGGGCAACTGGTGCCCCCGTCAATTTTGGTAGTCCCTCACCTAACAATGCTGAAGCTGGCGCAACTAATCGCGGTGGCGGTGGCGGTGGTGGCGGTTATAACGCCCCACGTGGCGGTGCTGTAGGTGCTCCAGGTGGATCTGGAGTTTGTATTATTCGATATAGGAAATCATAAAAATGGCATTAGATTTAACGTACATGGCTTCACTATCTGAAGCACAAAGAGAAGTTTTTGTAACACTTATCAATGATATTGAAAGTGAAGAACCTTTTGGTCCTGGTGTAACTTCTGATTGGGTTGACGAGATGAGAGAAAAACTCAGACTATCTGCTCCACGTCAAGAAGATATTGACAAATGCGAAACTTTGAAAAAAATTGCTCCAAGCGATTTAACTTACTCTATTAATAGACTTGCTGATAGTCAGGGATTACCTGTTATTAGTATTATAGGTAACTCTTTGGAATTGGATAAAATTTTCTGTTCTGAAAAAGAAAACTAAATAGTAAAGTACATCATTTTATATTACTACAATGGACACTGAACAACTGAGAAAGAATTTTGATGAGCAAATCGCTAGTACAGATAAGCAAATTTCTGAACTAGAAGCAAACCTTGCTAAAGCAAAAGAATACAAATTGAAACTAATTGGTGGTATTGAAACTCTAGATTTGCTCAACCCCAAAGAGGAAACTCCTTCCGAAGAAGAATCTGAGTAACACAAATCCCTGCTTCCTAAATAGAAGTAGGGATTTTTTGTATCTAGGTGCATGGCTACACCAACAACTAAAGCAGAACTAATTGCATATTGTGAACGCCAATTAGGTGCGCCTGTCCTGCAAATCAATATGGATGCCACCCAAAAGGATGACATCATAGATCAGGCGTTGCAATATTATCACGAATACCATTTTGATGGTGTCGAAAGGATGTATCTAAAGCATCAGTTTACTGCTGCAGAGGTAACTCGTTTCACTGAAACTAATGCTGCATCCACGTCACCTGATGGAACTGGGTGGGAGAACAGGAGTAACTACATTGAAGTTCCTGAACTTGTTATAGGTATTCAAAAAGTTTTTGGAGTCTCTTCAAATTTCTTGAGGAATAACCTTTTTGGTATGAGCAATCAATACTATTTGATGGACCTGTTTTCTTTCTCATCAGGTTCGGCATTTAGTTTTGGTAATTTTGACTTAACAAATTACTATATGATTAAACAGCACTTTGAAACTATTGATATGGTTATCAATACAGGTGCGTTTGTTGAGTATAGATTTAATAAAAGACAAGATAGATTATATGTAGATATTGATAAATCTAGAATTATAGAAGATCAATATTTACTTATTGATTGCTATAGATACCTGGATCCAGATGTACATACTCAAGTTTATAATGATAGTTTTGTAAAGAGATATGCTACTGCTCTCATGAAGAGGCAGTGGGGTCAAAACTTGATTAAATATAACAACGTTTCACTTCCTGGTGGCATTAATCTTAATGGTCGCCAACTATGGGAAGACGGAAACAGAGAAGTTCGTGAGTTGGAATCTAGAATGATGATAGATTATTCACTCCCACCAATGGATATGATCGGATAAAATGCCTACCAGTTCCTATTTCCCAAGTTACTACGGCGGTACTAGTGGCGAGCAAGGTCTCGTCCAAGATCTTGTGGACGAACAAATTAAATTGTTCGGCACGGATATCTACTACATGCCTAGAACTATTCTTAGAGATAATACTCTAGATGATATTATCTACAACAAATATACAGAGCAGTTTCAAATTGAAATGATGCTGCAGAATGTAGAAGGTTTTGGGTCTCCATCAGAATTTATCAGTAAATTTGGACTTCGTATTACAGACGAAGTTAGATTTTCTGTGTCACAAAGAAGATGGGATGAAGAAGTAACTGAACATAATCCAACATTAACTGTTGATGGAAGACCCAATGAAGGAGATCTTCTTTATTTTCCACTGACTAAAGATCTCTATGAAATTAAATTTGTAGAAAGAGAAGATCCTTTTTATCAGTTAGGTAAGGTCTACTACTATACAATGACTGCTGAAATCTATGAGTATGGTAGTGATGACATCTCTACAGGAGTTGCAGAGATTGATGTAATTGAGACTCTGTTTAGTAATTCTATTGCTCTCACTATGGCAGTCGGTGGTACTGGAGACTTTACCATCGGTGAAGCAGTTACAGGATCAACCACAGGCACAGAAGCAGAAGTAAAATCTTGGGATGCTGGCACAAGAGTTTTACAAGTCATCAACAGAACTGGTACATTTGCTACTGGTGAAGCTATGACTGGGAATGACAGCGGTGCTGTTCATGTAGTCGGAACGTTTGACACTCTAAATAATACCAACAGCGAATATGATCAAAATAGAGTCATTGAAACTGCTGCTGATGACATAATTGATTGGACTGAGGGCAACCCTTTCGGTGAATCAGGTAACTTTACAGGTAGTATCTAATGTTTGGGTCACATTTTTACAACGAAATTATTCGTAGAAATATTGTTGGGTTTGGAACCCTATTCAATAACATTTCTTTGAAGAAGGTTGATCCTACTGATGGAACTACTGTTCTTGAGGAAGAAAAAGTTCCTCTGGCATATGGTCCTAAGCAGAAATTTTTGACACGTCTAGAACAAAATCCAGATGTTGATAGAAAAATTGCTATCACACTACCACGTCTTTATTTTGAAATGACTGGTATTGATTATGACGCCGCTCGTAAAACATCTCCTATTCAAAAATATAGAACCATCATTCAAAATGATGGCACAGAAGTAAAGGAACAATATGTTCCTGTTCCTTATAACATTGATTTTGAACTTGGTATTATTGCGAAGTCTCAAGATGACGGACTTCAGATTCTTGAGCAAATTTTACCATACTTTCAACCATCATTTAATATTACTATTAACATGATCCCAGACATGGATGAGAAAAAAGATGTTGCTATTACATTAAACAATGTCAGTTATGAGGATGAATGGGATGACAATTTTCTTGAGCGCAGATATATCACATGGATTTTATCGTTTACTGCTAAGTCTTACATCTACGGACCATTTGATCAAACAAGTGTTATTAAGAAAGCAATTGTATATGAAGGACTTGGAACTTCTGTACCAAATAGAACTACAAAAGTTACTTACACACCTAGAGCACTGGAAGATAAGAACAGCGATGGAAACATCGATGCTCTGGATGATGCACTACTAACATCTTCAGATGACTTTGGATTTAATGAAGGCATTGAACTACTATGAGCAAACTTGAGGATAATATGGAAGATCTATTTGACATTGAAATTGAATCTACTGCTATCGAACCATCTAAACCAGTACCACCAACATCAGATAAAGACGACCAGACAAAAGATTACGAATATACCAGAGGGTCTTTGTACTCGCTCATAGACAAGGGCAGAGAGGCGCTAGACGGGGCGTTAGAGGTTGCTCAGGAGTCAGGGCACCCTAGAGCGTATGAAGTCGCTGTGAACGCCATGAAGCAGGTAGCAGACGCTACTGATAAACTTCTAGATCTACAGAAGAAGATGAAAGATCTAGAAGCACCCACAAAGAACTCTGTCAATAACAAGACCACAAACAATTTATTTGTTGGTAGCACAGCAGACCTACAGAAAATGCTCAAGCAAATAAATAAACAAGAAGAGTCGGAATAAATATGAAGTCTTTTAAACAACTACGTATTGACATCACCGAAGCAGCAGCCTGGACCAAAAAGTCAGGAAAGAAAAAGTCTGGAGGACTCAACGAAAAAGGACGAAAGTCTTACGAAAAGGAAAATCCAGGATCTGACCTCAAAGCACCAAGCAAAAAAGTTGGAAACCCCCGTAGGGCATCCTTCTGCGCTCGAATGAAGGGCATGAGGAAGAGGCAGAAAAAATCTAATAACACAGGTGATGATCGCCTGTCAAAATCATTGAGAGCTTGGAATTGTTAATCATGACTGAAAAAAAACCAATCAAAAAAGATTACGATGGACCATTGTATGCTCCGTGGTCTAAAGTAGTTGCTGGTAAGAAAGCATTTCAAGATAAGAACATAAAACGTAGCTGACTGATACAATTTATTCCACTACATACACTATAATGTTTGTAGTGGAATATTATCATGCTTGGCATATATGTAATCGTCACTCTCATTATTCTCATGGTAGCGTATGCTGGCATAGAAGAAACTATTCGCTTATTTGCTTATACTGATCTGGTGATCAGATATCAGTGGATCAAATTTAGAATGTTTATGATGAG